TATCGCCCAGATACCTGCAATGGGTACAACAATAAGTAATGTTGCAAGAATCCCTAATGATATAGGATTCTCCATGAAGTTACGAACAAATAATGTCATTGATCAGATAGAATAGAAACTAAGAATAAAAAGATCCCAAATGAAAGCATAAAAACTGCGATTACTACTTGCGAGAAATCCATGTTGCCCAGGGGTCAGAGTTATGTAAACATGATTTTGGATGTTTCCAATCATTGTCTCTAAGAATCTTTAACTCAAGGTTGAGACGTTCTACCTCAATTTTGAGCATATGATTTTCTTCTTCTAATTCTAAAATTCGTTTCTCATATTCCATAGTCGTCTAAAATAAATGTCCACACTAGTTAAATCTTCTAGAGGTGCAGACATGGTTTGTTCTGCCCACCCTACACAGAAATCAATCATTTCTGCTGTGACTTTATCAACACCAAACATCCTAGAAAATGATGATGCTGCAAAATGGAACCGCCTTCTAGTGTGCGGTTCCATTTCCCTTATAGTGTTCTGATTCATAGTAGTGCCCCTTCTTTGAACCAAAGTAAAGTGTAGTTAAAACAAAAGGCACTGCTACAATCACTAGTGCCCGTCCCAATAAATGCTCCATGTTTTTTTATCTTCGATGTGGGAAATAACTGAAGTTAGTACGAACCATTCAGATGCAGTGGAATAAACCACATGTCTTCTATCGTTTACTGTAACGATATACTTTCTCATTTAAATAAATCTTCTATTTGTTTTCTAGTGTCTGCCATCTTTTGTTTCTCACGTTCAGAATGTTTGTATCCATGCTTCCCGTGGAAAATAAAGTGACCTTGACAGATCATAGTCATACCAAACAGGAACAGGGCGATTACCCCTGCCCACTCTATAATGTGATGTTCAACCATGGCACCAGGGGAGGGATCACTCCGATAAGTCGAAGCAAACCCTCAGCAAAAAGTGCAAGAACAACCCACCCAACACACATAGAGATAATTGAAGCATTACGATTATGTTTTCGTATGGCATCGTCAATCATCTCCTGTACTCGTTCTTCTGTTAATCTTTCGGGGGGTTCTACACCTTCTCCCCAGTTTTTAAAGTTCAGCATTAGCAGCGTCCCAATCTTTTTGGAATAGTTCTAGACCCTTATCAGTAAGAATATGATCATACATCTTCCAGAAAACTTGAGGAGGCATGGTTACTACAGCAGCACCGTTATACCAGGAGCGAACTGCCCTATGTACTTCACGAATAGACGCTGCAAGAACCTTTGTCTTAACGCCGTGAATGCGATAAACTTCGGAGATAGAACGAACTACCTCAAGACCTGCAATTGAGTTGTCATCAAGACGACCAACAAAGGGAGAAACATATGTTGCTCCTGCCTTTGCAGCAAGGATTGCTTGAGCAGCATTAAAGATCAAAGTAATATTGGTATTAATACCTTTACTATTAAGAACTTTGCACGCCTTCAATCCTTCAACTGTACATGGAAGTTTGATAGTAATTGCAGGACTACCAAGAGCAATAAACTGCTCTGCTTGACTGAGCATTTCCTCAGCAGTATCACCCACAACCTCAGTAGAAATACTTTCAAAGTTTGGGAACTCATCCACAAGTTGCTTAGCAACTGCTTGAAGAGTTCTTCCACTACGAAGAATCAATGTAGGGTTGGTAGTAACACCATCAATCAAACCAGTTTTGTTTGCTTCACGGATCTCATTGAGATCAGCAGTATCAAGATAAATTTTCATCAGGTTGTGAGTGTATGTTTTCATGGGTTGTGATTCTTGGAATCTTTAATTTTATTAAATCCCCAGACAGCTAGGGTGCCGATACCTAGACCAGCAATACAGCAAAGTAACATGTGAATAATGTGTTCGTAGGTGGTGTGGTCAGTGTGATTCATGAAACGTGTACAGTACCAATCATGCCAGCACCCTTGTGGGGGGCACACCAGTAAGTATAGTCCCCTGGTTCGGGAAATGCAACCTCAAAGTTTTCGCCTGGTAACATTGCGAGACCTTCGTGTGACCACTCAGGATGATTCTCAACAATCACATTGTGAGGAGGAAGCATGTTGTTAATAAAGTGTACTGATTCTCCAGCAGCGATACTAACCTCTGCTGGTTCAAATACTAATTGCCCATTGGCACCCATTTGAACATCTACTGCCCAAGCAGGAAGAGCAAAGAATAAAACTGCGAAAAGAGAAAGAATAAATCGCATTAGGTATTTGCAACTACTCTATCTATTTTTTAAAGACCAATTGTTACAAAGAAATGTCAGGAATTACTAATCTTTTGGATGATCGTTCTCAAGATCACTCAATCTCTTTGCCCACGTATCACCAAGTTCAGATCCCCTGCAAGGATTAATGCATCTGTCATCTCCAAACTTATTGCAGACAAGACCAGCAAGGTCATGTTCATTTCCAGGTTTTCCAGTTGCCCAGAAATGCTGATCGTCTACCCACTTTGCTTCACATTTTGGACAGATACGAA